TTGCGTTTGCAAAAACTTGCCGCCGGCCTCAGTTACCAATTGATTGCCGCCAAACTCTGTTTTAACTGGCGCAATGTCAGTTTCATCAATAGCTTGACGCACTAAACTTAAAGCGTTTTTTGTGTTTCCGCTTGCACCACGTTGCGCTGTTGCAATCATGGTCATCAATGTATCAAGTGCATTGGTATCAAACGGCACAGGAAAAGTTTTACCGTTAATTGTTGTTTGACCGGCACTTAACTCGTTCAGCATTGACCGAATTTCAGGTGGCAAAAATGCGTTAGCGTTTGATTTCGCCAACAATGCATCAATGTTGTTAAGCAAATCGGCACGATTTAATGGTGTTGTACCGCCTGGCAAAGCACTTGCCTCGTCATATAACTTAGACGTTGCTGCTTTCTTTGCCGCATCTTCAGCAGCAATTTTTGTCGCACTTGCTTCGCCTGCTTCCATTAAATACGGCGCTTGTACGTTACCCGCACCTTGAGCGTTTAACTCCTCAATCAAAGCACGATTGTTTTGCGCTTGTACATTGCCCAATGTTTGCAGATTAGGGTCTTGCGAGTTCATGCCTGTTTTGGCTAGGTTTTGCTCTAGCGTGATCTGCCGTGGATCAAGAGTAATCATGCCTTTGGTTGGCGTAGTACCCTCAATCATGCGGAAATCAAGCAATCGACGCATTGCATCGCCGCCCAAGTCACCACCAGTTCGCAAAGCGTTTGCAACGTCTGCGGTCAACGACTTGCGTACTTGGTCTGGCAATCGGGTGAAATCAATGCCTGACTGACCAAGCTTTAAAGTAATGATTTGATCGACTTCAGCAGGGTTTGGGATTGCAGCGTCAGGGTTTAGTTTGCCAGTTAATGTAGGCGCTACCTTTTGACCGGCAGACGTAAGCAAAGATTTTGCCCCACTATATCCCGCAGGCGCAGCAATGCCACCCGCCAAGCCTGCAAAGAATTGCTGTAAAGGATCGCCACCTGATTCTCTTGTTAACCCGCTGCCGTACCCTGCGCCAGCTGCCGAGCCGTATTGCAACATAGGGTTAGCAGCCAACTGGTTTGCAACGTTGCTTGTGATGCCGGTGGTATTTTTAGCAAGCGCCGCCGCACCCGATACCATTGGGATCGTTGATGCCATTGACGTAGTAATGTCACCCACGACTTGTTCGCTTGGCAATACATTAGCCAAACCTGTCCGAGTGTCCATGACAGACGTTTCTCTAGGTTTGGGCAATCTCAACAGATCGGCTAACTTTGTGCCGTAAGTTGACATTGACGCTGCTGGTGGCCCGCCGGCAAGTTGTGAAATTGCGCTAACACCCATCCGCATAGGCTCTAATGGCAAGCCTAACGTGTTCGCTGCGCCTTCAATTGCGTATCGGCCTGTCAACCCAACCTGTCGAGGGAAATCTGTAACCGCCGACATAATGCTTTCGCCTGTAGACTTTTCAGGCGGTGGCGGTAGGGGCGTTTGGGCATGAAACGTATTAGCTAGTTTCCACGCCTCTGCCTCGTCTTTGGCATCTACCTCGTAAACTTCTTTGCCAATCTTTACTTCAAAAGTGGCTGTTGTCATTTTGGAGTAATCCTACGAACAGAGCCTGGCGGTGGTGCGGCAGGCGTGGCTGCGTATTTTTCGTTCAATGCAATAACGGCTTCCAACGCTGCAATGCGTGTTTGATAAGGTTTATTTGGATTTGCAACGTCAGCTGCCGATTGTTGATACAGCAATCTGTCTGCATCACTTTGTGGGCCTTCCATACGAGGAATGTTAGACGTTAATGCGCCGCCAATAACCCGCAATTGCCCATCGGCTTTTGACTTGTCTGTAGGAATACCCGCAGCATCTGTTGCCATCGTAAACAAACTGCTAATCAAACCAGACGATGATTGTGGCAATACTGCTTTTGCCCTAGCCGCCAAATCAAGAACCGTCTGACCTTGTGAAGTTTTTACGTCAGGCTTGGCAAGCAATGGGTTGCCTGTGTTTGCAGCAGAAAGAGCTTGTGATCTTGGCACAAATGAGGCTTTACCGTCTTTATCGTAAACAGTAACAAGATCAAGTTCAGCCTCTGCTTGTCCTGTAGATTTTGCAATCATGCCTTTAAATTTAGCGGTCAATTCCGCTGCTTGTGCAATTGGAACGGCAGTAAGTTTGCCATCAATCATCACGTTTACCGTGTTTTCAGCAGGGGCTGGCGCAGTTTGAGATACTTCACCCAATGGCCCTTTAACTGTTGCATTAGGTGCAAAAGATTGAGTTGCTTGTTTTTCAATTAATGTTTCAACAACTTTTCTGTCTGGGCTGTTTATTGGTAACGAATCTCTTAATGTCATTAGCCGTGTAATTTCCAAATCGTTTGTTGGAGGCATAATGCCTTCCATTACAATTTTTTCACCACCTTTACCAATTTGAACGTAGCGCAATTGTCCATTAACCATTGCAGTAATTGGCGCACCTGATGGCATATTGACGTTAGTAATAGACCGCCCAGCCTGCGCTTGCTGCGTCTTGTATTGGTCAATCGTGCCTTTGTAACCTTGCTGCACCGCAAGCCGGTATTCAGCCAGTGGCCCTGTGCCTTCTTTTTCAAGGCTTTCGTACATAATTTTGGCAATTGGTGATGCGTATGGGTTTTGACCCATCATCATTTGAATTAATTTTTGCCGTTTTTGCTCTGGGTCTAATGGGATTCCCAAAGATGGTGGGATCGCTGCCTGTGGTGCTATAGCAGGCTGAAACGGCACAGCAGGCGTTTCCACGTTGCCCGACGATGCAACTGGTAGGTTTGGATTGTCCTCAAAGTCAGCGCCCATTGGAGTAAATGACGTTGCAGGACGTGCTTGAATTTCAGGGCTGCCCATCGTTGCCGCACGACCAGGTGATGCTGTCGGGTTAAGACTTGACAGCATTTGTTGCGCTTCAGCTTTGGCTTCTTGACTTAATTTGATGCGTTCATCTTCGCCCGTACCTTTTGCCCCCATGTAGGCTTGCAACACTTTGGCAAGTCCCGACAAAGGAGATATAGGTGCTTGAATACCTTGGTAGCTTTGAATATCAACAGGTTGAAAAGCCTGCTGTTGCATAATCTGCGCTAACTTTTCGTTGCGCTGAATCGCCGCTAATCTAGTGTTGTAATCCAAATCCATGATTAAGTCCCCATGTCACCAGTATATTTTGGCGCTTGAGCATTAGCCGAGTCAAACATACCGCCAGTTTGTGATTGACCCAGTTTAAGTCGGGCAATGTAGTCTTTATAATCCTGCATATCGCCTTGCTGATTAAACTGGTTGTACATTTTCATGGCATCTTGAACGCCGCCAAACGGGTTTTGTGATGCTGCTTGACCCATTGATTGCGGCATTTCTTGTTGACCTTGCAAAGAAGTCTGTTGGGCTTGCTGTTGCAGCATTTGAGCCATTTTCTGTTGCGGAGAAAGGTTTACATATTGATTAAGCATCGCAATTCCTTAATAACTCTAAAGTAGGCAACAAGGCAGACTTTAGTGCCGCCATGTTTATTTTATATTTTTCATGCAAATTTGGGTGTTTTTCTTTCATCCATGCCACTCGATCCGATGAGTGTGCCAAATACGCTGTGCAATCGTAACAATCAAGGCTTGAATGGTCGATTGCAAAATGTTCTGGTAACTGGCATTGAGTCCGTAAAAACGCCAAAACTTGCTCTTTAGTCCATGTTTCTATCGGCTGAATGTAAGTCACACCATTCACTACCGACCCATGCCGAGCCGTGGATTTGTGGCTTTCGTCTAGCCGTTGCCCACGAATCAAATGCGTAATCCCACGTTTTGTAACAGCCTCTGTAAGAGGATGTCCAATATTCATCCAACAACAATTGTTAAAACTTTGTACTCGTACTGGCTTATCTCCTGCAAACACCATGCCATCAACAGTATGGTCAACCGAAACAATGTCGCTTGGGTAGCCGTAAAACTTAATTTGTTGCTCTTGATCCGATTTGACTTCAATAAATTCAACCGCTTCAGCTTTAATTTGCTCAATGATCTCCACCGTTTCAGGGTAAGATTTTCCTGCATTGACCCAAAAAACTATAGGATTCTTTTCACGGTACAAGTACCAACACGCTAAAGAATCTTTACCACCTGAGAACGCTAAACCTAGCATTTAACAAATCTCCAAATTGCAGGAATTGTTCCGTTAAACACATAATCAAAAGCCTCGCCTAATACGGATTTTCCATATTGACCATCATCTGTCGGCTCAAGGTAAAAATCCAACTTAAACCCAGTTGCAGCTTTCTGCATGGTTTCTTTACTATTTACAACGTATTCAACAACTTTCATGTTGTCATTGTTTCCAAAAACTCGCACCATGTCGTAAATAAACAAAATACCGTTGTTTTTTAACAATCTATGCGCTTCTTTTAATGCAATTTCAACATCTTCATGACCAATGCTAAAACAAAACAAAACAGCATCAAACGATTCACTTTGCTCTGGTACATCTAAAAAATTACAACAATGACAAGTAAACTCTTTAGAGTAACTAAGTTGCAATTCGCTCAAGTTAACCAAATAAAACTTTAAATCTGGTCTTAATTTAGTAAATACTTTTGCAAGCTCACCAACTCCACTACCCATGTCTAAAACTTTTGCATTTTGCGGCAATTCTGCCCATCTTTCTAATCTAGCAAGGTGGCTTTCTTCATCTTTTGCAAATCTGTGAATTTGAAATAACTTATGCCCGTTATCTACAAGCAATTTAGTTTGTTCATTAACAGCATTTAAATTCATTAATAAGCCATTGCCGCAGCCGACGCAATACCAATAATGCCTTGTGTTGCGGAATTAGCACCCGCTTGTTGAATACCGTAACGTGACATATCAGCCTGCCCTTGCGCCTGCGTACCCGCAAAGGTTGGTGATGGCGCTACGCTCATGCCTTGATAACCTTGGAATTGAGGCAATTGAATCTGTGAACCACCCATTAGTCCAATGACTTCATTGATTGGCTGTTGTCGTAACGCCAAATCCTGCGCCAATTGTTGTTGTTGCGCTGTATTTTGAAATTGGGCTTTTGCTAACGCTTGGTTGTACTGCTGACCTTGTGCGGTAATACCTTGACCAAAGTTTTGACCAATTGCGGCATTTGCAAGTTGATCGGCTGTTACACCTTGACCAAAGTTTTGTCCTACCGCTGTGTTATACAAACCAGCCTGCGACAATTGCTCATTCAAACCTTGCTGACGAGCCGCCATGTCAAGGTTGATTCCTTGCAAAGCCGCTTGGTTGTATAAGTCGTTTTTGCTCATCTCACGATTTCTGAACGCAGCGTCATAGGCAGCTGTGCCTGGTGCTAAACCTTGGTTTGCTAACGCTTGTTTAAAAGATACGTCACCGGCCTGAATGGTTGGGTCAAGTCTTGCCAAAATAGCTTGTTGAGCATTAATGCCTGCATTAGTAGGCATTACAGTTAAACCACTTGTATCAATCTGTCGTTGTGCTAAACCGTAAGTGTCAGCAGCGGTTTTTGCTTGCGCTAAACCATATTGATCGGCTAATGGCGCTGCTTGATACCCAGTAAAATCTTTTTTAATTTCAGTTGATGTTGGCGTGAAAGGCTGCGAAAGCGTAGCGTAAGCATTTGAAATGCCTCTTTCACCAAGGTTTGCTAATGCGGTTTGCACACGTTGTTGTGCATCTAGCGTAAGTTGCGCTTGTGGGGTAAGCGTTTGAGTGACAGTCGGTTGACCGCCACCAGTCATAAACCCCTCACGGGTTGGCGCAGCGCCTCGTTTAGCTTGTGCAGCATCGTAACCTGCTTGGTCAAAATAACTAGCCCCCGTAACCGTATCGCCTTCAGGACTGCCCGTCCTCATGTATTGATTACGGTCTATGTTGCCAGCGTTGTATTTTGCCAAGGCCGCATCATACGAGGCTTGGTCAAACGTTGGGTTTGAATAAGTGACAGTTTGATTCCCAAATGGCGTATACATATTTGGGTTAGACATAATGTTCGATTGCCTAGCCGCTGTTAGGTTATCAATACCCTGCTGCTTGGCTGCGCCAATATAATCTGGTGCTGGTGGTGCTGCGCTTGACTTACCCATTTTCTACCCCTAGAAATCGGCAATTTTCTTTTGCCAATGTCAAAAATATAATATCGCCATCCGGTGCGGCATCTTTAACCCTTGCTTCTTCGCTAAAACCCATCTTAGTGACTAATTTTAGGCTTTTTGCATGGGTACTGCTCACCGGCACAATAATCTTTTTTACCTTACAAAACTCAAAAGGGTAGCTAAATATTGCTCTTAAATACCCTTTTGTAATTCGTCCTTCAATTGCTATGTGGCACACAATAGAGGCTTTGTTCCAATTCTCGTAAATCACGCCTGCAATAATCTGACCGTCACGCTCTAAGCCAATTGCTTGCGACCCGTCTGCAAAATACTTACCCTGCACTCGCTCTGCTACCCAATGGCCTACATCAGCGCCTTGGACTATATGCCACCCCAACCTTGTTGATAAACAATGTCCGTCGATGCCCATAGAATTGTCGTTCCTTGAGATGCAGATTTAAACTGTGTTGCAGCGCAATAACCGATCCCAGTCACGCCTTGCCAATTGTTTGTGATTACCGTGTCCGTTGCCCAATAGCCAACATCCCATAACGCAACGTCCCACTTCGCAGATACTTGTGGGCTAAAACTTAGCGCCGCAGTCGTGTCTGCTAAGTCAAAATCCATGTTTAAACCAATGAAAATTGACGGTGTACCATTTGTAAAGATTGACGGTCTAGCTCTAGTAAAATACTTTTTGTACCCACGGGCATCAAAGTAATTAAACGCTTGCAACGCATAGCCGTTTATGTCGCTTGTGTCATCAGCAAAGTTGTCATCCCACGCATGGGCAACAAATCCATTACCGCCCCAATACGGCTCGTTGTCAAAGATTGCCCAACAATTAGCGTACTGGCCTGTAAAGTTGCACCAGGCTTTAGTGATGTTATTCATCACATATTGCTGTTGTTGACCTTCAGCAACCGGCACATTGACCGTCAAAGCATTGTGCTGTGGGTCAAAAATAATGTCCCACCCAAAATTACTGCCATACGTTTGCGTTGCAGCAGTAAATGCGCCTTGAATCTTGTCCGACAGGGCCACACGGGGATCAAGTCTAGATGATTGCAGGCTTGCGGCAAGTGGATATAGACCGTTGTAAGTCAACATCAACATATCGCCGCCGTACTTTAGTAGGCATCGCTTACCAACGGGCTTACCAACCCTCCAAACGCCGATTAGCGCCCATTTCGTAGAGTCTGAGGGATCAGTACCCGCCCACACAATAATCTCGCCATTGGACGTTATAAACACTAAGTTATCGTCTACGCCGTAGCCTGCATCAATCGTCCATGTTCCTACAGCAACCAAGAATCCACCAAGTTGGGCAACCGAACTCATGTCGATTGCATTAGCTGCGCCTGCAATGCTTAAAGTTGGCAAATACCAAGCCTTGAGAGAATTATTTTGTGTAAACCAAACTTGGTTCTTGAAAATGGCAATGTTGCTTAAACTGCTTGCCGTTACGCCAGTAATGGTTGGATTTGTCCAAGTTGACCCGTTATACAGTAATGGCGCATCTACGCCATTGACCAAATATAAGTAGCCGCCGGCAGGGGTTGTGACGTTGGTGTATTCCCACTTTGCGTTACTCAATCCCGTCTTGACCGCTGCGCCAACTGCACCGCCAGCAGTACAGTCGTAAATCGACGTTCCTGCAATAGCAAACAATTCGTCAGTTGCACCGCTTGAATAGCCCATCAAAGTCTGAACTTGACCCGTGATGCCAGTGGAATATTTTGTATATCCACCACGCAAAACCACATTATTGACTGTGGGGAACAAATTGGTTAATTGAACGGCATCGAGCGTATCCATGTTTGCAATGGAATCTCGCACGTTCCAACCACCAATAGGCGCTGGCAACGATTGAACACGAGCCGCCGTACCTTGAACAAGTCGGCTTGCCATTAGTTTGTCCCGTAGCCAGTATCAGGAATGTTGTCGTAGCCGATCAAGACTGTGCCTGGTCGAGGTGCAAACGACAAGTTAGCCGCTGACGTATCCTGCGCCCGAACAATCTCAAACTCCTCGATATAGTTGCGATACATCGCCGTGGTATCAAAGCCTTTAGCCTCAAAATACTTGAGCTTTGTAGCCAATACCATTAGTCGATCTGGGTAAATGCAAGTATCTGTATCGGCAGTAAATGAATTTTTTACAACGCCGGTGTCGGACAATGCCCAACCTTTTGACCGATACTCGTAACCTAATAGCTCGTTAGTCGAAACGCCAGGCCAAATCTGAAAGTATTTACCCAACAAGCGCCAACGGATGCGTGGGCCGGTAGCGATAAACCCCGATAACAACCATTCCCATTGCTGTGGACTTTCAGGCCCAAGCATTTCCCAATGTTTTGATTTGTCCCAATGGGTTCTAGGAACGGTTGATTCGTAATCTGAGGGTAGATCGTACTTGACCTTTTCAAAAGTGATTGAAGTGCCTAAATACGTCCCTGTAGCGGGTAAATTGATGGTTACTTGCGTAGCCGAGTCAACCGATTCAATGTAAGCCGCATTTGAGATTCCATTACCCACGACCTGATAAGTTGTATCAAGCCCAGCAGTCGATGGGATGCCGGTGATGGTGTATGTGTTTTCAACCACATCGCCAGTCGTTACGCTAAAGACGGTAGTGAACGTGTGCTGTTTGGTTAATTCCCGCCAGTCATGCTTTCGCAAGAACTCATAACCGGCAGCGTTCATCAACGCCAAGATTTGAATTACATCTTGGTTCGTATTCGATGCCACAGTAGTTGGCGTTGATACACCCAATTCATTGGTAACTTGGGTGACTAGCTGTAGCATCGTTGAT